GCATCAGGTGCAGTGCCACCGGGCCAGTCCACAGAGGCAGGCCATGAGAGGGTGTGGGTGCCGCCAGCAGTGACCTTGAGCGTGAAGCCGTAAGACGTACCGCTTGCAGGTGGGTTGGTGAATGTAAACGTAGTGTTTCCTGTAGTGGAAAGCGCAAAGTTATTCCCGGTCTCACAGTCTACAGTTGGGGTAGTACCTGTAAGTGTGTCAAAGGTCTCATTGTAGCTAGTCGCAATAAACTCACCAGAGACTGTCTGGTCAGCAGTAAAGGTTTGTGCTACATTAAGGAGAGCGTTATTCTCTATAGCACTAACAGAAATTTGTTGCCAGTTTGTAGTATCCACTGAAGGGTCATCAGTCAAACCAGAGTGTGTAGTCTTAGCCCGGTAAGTCTGGTAATCAATAGGAGACCAAACCACATCACCTTCAGTAAAAGACCCCCCAGAGACCCACTCAACAGCCCCAGAGGCAGCAACAGCAGCATCAGCAGCAGCTTGAGCAGTAGTAGCATCAGCGTCTACTTCAGAAGCTGTAGTTTCTACATAAGTACCAAGGGTATTGAGTTCACTCTGGAATGTAGGGAGTGCCCCAAGTAAAGCATCAGACCTATCAGAGAAAGTATCTGGGTCTTGTCTAGAGGGTGGTGTCGGAAGAGGTGTTACTGTGGGTGCAGCCATTATGTCAGACCTTCTACTTCGAGTGTTACATTAGATATTGCAGGGCCATCAAGGTTAATTGAGAAGTCCCGATAGAAACCATAGACGGTAGTACCAAACTGCTCAGTATTAGACCCTGCGTAGTAAACAGCAGGTGTTGCCCTTACTTGCTCAAGGAGAATAGCTGTACGTCTAGTTTCTTGTGTGCTGATGGTGAAGTCAAAGTCAATGAGTTTAGCAAAAGGGCGCTCCACCAGAATAGCATTGCCAAAGGCATCCCTCTCTTTACGGGAGAAGTCCTCAATAGAAACCTGTGTTCCATAGTTGGTTTCCCCCAAGGTGTACTCTTGTCCTAAGACAATCTGACCTAACTCAGGTTCATTTGCTGTTGTGTCTGACACAGTGATGTCATAAGTAGCGTTAGCATAAGGAGGTATACTCTCAAAGATAGCTTCACTCCTGACACGTGCAGGCTCAAAGAAGTATGTAAACCAGTCATTCACAAGTGCGTTGTCAATGAGACTGATTTCTTCGTTGTATACCTCACCGTCAACAGAGTCTGTTACTACAAGAGAAGCTGTTCTAGCGTCTAGGCCAAACAGTGTGACACTATTGGAGGGAATACCAAAGGCACCCAACTCATATTCAATGGTGTTCACACCATCTGCAACTGTAACAGGATCACTGATCTTCTGGTCAAAGGCTTTGAACCTATTAGTAGCACCAATGTCTAACCAGAAAGGAGGGTCAGCAGTATCGGTTGTGGGGTCAACACCAGTACTGTCTTGAAGGGCTTCATAGATACGGTGGGTAGTCGTAGAGATAACTTTATCACCAACCACATAAGAGGTACCACTGTTCCACTCAGGGAAGTCATCCTCTGCAATAGAAGTCGATAGAAGGTTACTATCCGTAATTGTGAAGGGGATGAGAACTCTCATATCTTATGTGGTCCTTGTTTCTGGAAGCCCGACGATATCCCACTGTCTGTTAAGATCATAGGATTTCTTGTTGTACTTGACATTCTCAACGCCAATCTTACGCTGCTCTCTCCGAAGTTCAGAAACCTCACGACGAAGGTTACGAATTTCAGATACAGTCTCAGAACCACCACTAGAGAGCATGTTCATAGTATCTCTCTTGTTGTAGATACGAGAGGGGCCTGTTACTTCAAGCTCTGGACCTTCTTCACCAACCATACGGAGACCACCAGAGTGCATACCACCCATAGCAAAGCCGGGAGTAACAGCATCCAACAATTTTTGCGAAACTTGAGACTTTGATGCCTTAGTAGTAGAACTGGCGGTAACAGCATCCTGAAGTTCTTCTATGGCAGCAGCGGTATTAGCTTCTCTTATGAAGCTTTCAGCAGCCTCAAGTGCTCTCTCTAGTTCAGCTTGAGAGAAATCAGTTTTACCCGTACGGGCCTCAAGCCCTGCGCTTGTGATTATGTTTGCCCCTGCCTCATTGGCCTTTTGAATTGCAGCATCAACCTCAGCCCTAGTAAGTAACTTTTCAACAGAAGTGTTCTTGGAGCCTTCTATCACATCTTTAGACTCTTTCAGAACCTTTTCTACATCAGGGGTAACATTTGCAGCTTTCTGAGCAGTAGCCAAAGCATTGTTAGCAGAGACAAGATTGCTTACAGAAGACGACAACCCAGATACAATACCACCAAGGCTTCCCATTGCGTCTGAGAGGGTTTCACCAAGGTTAAAGATATTGATCCCAACATCTCGGAGCGTCTCTTGTTGAATCTTTACATTCTCATCCAAGATATCAATGTTACCTTTAAGACCTATGACACCCAAATTAAGGCCATCTGCATATTCCAACAAGTCCACTGTGCTTTGGTCAAACGCAGCAGCATTGTCATTCAACTCATCTATATGCGAACCTATCTCATCCACTTTTGGCTCAAGAGCAACCACAGCCCCAGCAAGAGTTTCACCCTCGATACCAAGAACACCAAGAGCTTCAGAGATAGTAACATTAGTACCTACAAGGTCTGCAACAGAAGTCTCTACACCACGAAGGGCATTGAACTGTACAATAGTCTGTGCCAAGATACTATCAAGGAGTTCAACTTGACGATCACCCTCTTCTTTAATCTGCTCAATGAATGGCTCATTACGGGCAACTGTTTGAGTATAAGACTCTAGGTCTGTCAGGAGTTGGTTGAGGGTACCATTAAAGTCTTGGGTCTCTTGATAAGTCCCCAAGGCCACCTGATAAGCCTTCTCAGCAATATCAATCTGCTTCTCTACATCAGTCAGTTCACCTTCAGCTTTGTCTGCCAGTTTAGTGAGGCTGATCTGTGTCTTATAGAAGTCTCTGGCGTAATCCTCAAAGCTACCAAAGAAACCAGTGGTGTCAATGCTCACACCTTCAGTGGCTCTACGAAGCTGACTTTCAGTAAACTCCTCCCCACCAGCGAAAGATGAGAGTTGTTGTTGCGCTTGAGTATAACGAAGACGCTGGACCGATTCAGACTGTATGGTTCTTGACTCAATAGTGCGCCGAAGTATTCTAACAATGTCCTCAGCTTCACGTCTTGTTTCATTAGCAACAGAACGGAATGCTTGAAGTGAATCTCTTGCTTGATCTCTGACACGGTTAATAGCCTCTTGCAGAGGTTCCACAAGAGCAGCCACAGCAGAACGAATGGCATTCTGTTGAGCCATGATACCAGAGGCAAAGGATTGCATAGCCCCATTAACCATAGACTCAGCTCTAGCTACATCTTCAAGGAGGTGAATACGCTCAAGCAATGCTCTATTCAAAGGGTGAACAGCAGCTAACTCTTGCTCTCTCTGGCGACTGAGGAGTTCCTCTTGGTTGCCTTGGAGTTGGAGCAGTCGTGTCTGTAATTCATACCTTTGATTAGCTACAGCAAGCAGTTGATCCATGTTCTCAAAGATACCAGTGAGAGCAACAAACTCATCAGCCATTTCACTCAGGGATTCAGTTAGCTTCTGTGCAGCCTCTTCTTCAGAGAGGCCCTTAAGTGAAATCCTCATGTCATATGTAAAGCCATCAAAGGCACTAGAAGCAATGCCAAGTGTGCCAGCAGCGTCCACAATGCTAGTCTGTATCTCGTTAATACTTTCTATGATTGGGTTGGCGACCTCGGGAGGGGCTTCTTGAGTAGGGTAGGAATAACTACTCTTGCCAAACCTACTCTTTCTACGGAGTATCTGAAAGGTTTCTACAAGGGCATCAGTTTCCTCAATAGCAATATCAAGACCTTGGTCAACCTGAGTAGTCTTCTTCTTGAAGAACCCAGAGATAAGGGCAACACCACCAGCAATAGCAAGCAAGGGAGCGGCAATAGCACCAGCAGCAGCACCAATAGAGGCCATACTTGCACCAGCAGTTGTTGCAGCCCCTACTTGAGAGGTGATGGTTGTTGCCAAACCAGAGAAGCCACCACCAGCGAAAGCACTGCCAGCCATACCAAGACCAGCACCAAAGCCACCTGCAAGGCCAGTGACACCCACGAGGCTACCACCAGTAGTCAAAGCAGCAGTCAAGCCACCACCAACACCACCTATAGCACCACCACCTCCAATGCCGCCTCCAGAGCCACCACCAGCAATGCCGCCGCCACCTGTCATTTGAGTAGCAATGGGGATAATGATTTGGTTCTGTACAGCAGTTTGGATAAGAGTAGCAATGAGGTTACGGAAGGTTGCCTTAATAGCATCAGCAAAGTCACTGAAGTTACGAAGGCCACTCATGATAAAATCAGTGAAGGCACCTGAGACACTCTCAATACCCTGCACCAACTCATTCTTCAGGAGGTCGTTAAACTCTTCAGTAGTGACATAGGCTTCTTCAAAGGCTTCAGCAACAACATCAGATACAGTCCGAGCACCCTTCTCAACAAGACCATACTCTTTACGGATCATCTCAAGTACTTTGTCGTACTCTTTACCGGAGATAATACCAGCCTTGAGTGCTTTGTTAAGAGTATCTTGTGCCTTCTCAAACTTTAGCTGGGAAGCAAATGTCTTATCTACAGAAGCCCGGAGTGTCTCATATGCTTGCTCTAGTTTCTCTAACTCAGAGACACCACCACCGCCACGTCCAGAGGTTCCTGCTCTAGTACTTATTGTTGGTGCATAAGCTAATTGAACACCCGGAACATTTTCTCGCAACTCCTCTGCTGTGGGGCCACCCCGGCCTGCTGACCGTCCTCTACCAACTTGCTGCCCCCTAGCAGCCGTTTCCGCAGCCGCGACAGCAGCATCAAAACCTCTTGAGAGTCGCCCCATCAAAGTCCCCGACCCAAACACAGCCGCACCTATCTTAACATTAAGGGTGTCAAACTGTGAAAGGATGTTGTCGAGACTAAGAGAGTCTAGGGTATCTTTGAAACTATCTATAAGTTCTTGCGCAGACTCTTGCCGTTTAATCTGTTCGTCATAAGCATCAAGGATTTCTTGCAACTCTTTTGATTCTGCTTCAAGAGACGCCAACTGATCCCGTTGTATCTTAGCAGCCCTGTTTCGACCCGATGCTTGTGAATTTAATATACCTCGTATTTCTTGCTCTTTTGCGGCAATTTGTGCGACAATCTTCTCACGCTCTTGATTAACCCTAAGCCTTGACAGGTTTTCATAGGAGCTTAAGAGCAAATCATTAGCATCTTTGAGATTTTGCGTCTCTTCCTTTAGACTTTTAATGTGGCCTTCCACATTGGTGAGTGCTTCCTCCGCATTCTCCCTCATACGCATAAACGCACCAGCAACACCCGTCACGATGGGAATAAGGATGCCGAGACCAGCAAATACACCAATCATACGAGTGGACTTAGCAAGCATACCAAAAGTGCCCACAAGCTGAGTAGCCTGTTGGCCAAGAGCGACCATTACATTAGTGCCGGACTGAACCTGAACAGCAAAGTCACCAACCTGATAACCAGTCTGCTGCATAAGCACACCCAGTTGGTTGGTGTTTCTAGCTGTCTGAGCGGTGTACACACTAGCTGATTGGGCTGCGGCACGATACTGACGGAGGCTCTGAGCGGCTTCATCACGAGTAATAATCTCAGCAGCCAGAGCAGCACGAATGTCAGCGTGAGCCTTCTTCATGCGTTGTTGTGCTGCAAAGGCAGGGTCCACAGATGCTTTAAGCTGGCGATAGGAATTAGCCACTGCTTTAGTAGCAGCCTCTTGCTTTCTCATCTCAGCCTCAAAGACCCGAGCACTATCAGTAGCACTCTTGGTCTCCCGGTTCACCTGAAGAATCTCTCTGTACATCCCTTGTGCGGTATCTGCGAACCGTCTGTTAGCTTGGGAAGCCTTGGAGATTTGTCTCTCTTGACGAGCAAAAGCATCAACAAAAGCAGAGGCACTTCGTTCAGCAGACTTGAGGGTATTACCCAAGCTGTCAATCTCACGACTAGCAGACTTGACACTATTAGTGCGTACCTCAATACCAATTTCGATTAGGTCAGCCATTCTGCTCCTCGTTTATTATCTTGATCCAGAGATTGTCAAGAGACTTAATGATTTCTATCTCCCAAGGCATAAGCCTGATGTTCATAAGGTTACACCAAGCCTGTATAATATCGTAGGAAATAGGATTTGGGCCACTCATGCCATAGGTTCTACCATCGTGTAGAGACAGGAAAGCGGCCCAAATGTGTGATGCAGCATCAGGAAAGAAAGCTCTATTGTTGAACTCTTCGATCTGTTCTACATCCTTACCTAGCTGTTTAGCTACTTGCTCAAGATGGTCGCGTTCTGTAGTCTGTCCTTTGGACTTCTTACCACTAGAAACCTTGCGATCCATCTTGAACGTATGCTCGGCAAACTCCTCTAGTTCAGCCCTTACGGTGCCAAAAAAGCTTGAGCGTCTCCCAGAGCAGCATCAACCTGTTCACGTACCCAAGGCAGCTCAGTGAAGACCTCACGTACCTTAGCTTCAGTGCATTCAGGCTTCTCACCACCGAGAGTAATACTCCAACCAGCAACACACTTAACAAGCAGGTCAAGCGAGGAAGCCTCAATCTCTTCGGCCGACAGGTTCAGCTTACCACCAGTCCGTTGTGCTTTCTGCAAGCGACGGTTCTGTTGTTGATGAGAGATGGTCTTGTATTTGCTGGAGTAAGGCCCATGCACAGTAATAGTCATCTCAGAGCCATCATCATTCGTGAGAACTTCAGAGGTGACGGGATTGTACAGAGCAACGTCAGTGGTTTCTTTAGTTTTACCGATTGCCAGAAGATCAGCCATGTCGGGTATCCTTTCAATATTGTCGAGTTGTTATTAGGGTTGTTGTCGGGTTGGTTTTTAGTGGGGAGACGCAAGACCCGACACTCACGCCTCCCCTTCCCTAGCTAGGGATTACGAGGTGCGCAGGAGCGTCAGATTGCTTTCCTCAGTGCCATCAAAGAGAGCAACGAAGGGCAGGGTCACAAGACGGGACTGCGGGTTCTGTACGGGAACAGAAGCACCATTGTACTTGACACGAGGGAAAGTGAAGGTGTATGTACTGGAGCTAGTGGGATCATCCACAGACACTTCAATAGCACTTTCAGTCTCGTTAATGAATTTGTTGATGAGTGTTTCATCTTCGTAATAAACTGTCATTGTGCCTTCAACAACAGCACGACCAAACTCAAGCTGCTGAGCAGAGTCACTACCAACAACAAAGGTAGGAGCAAACGAGTTGGTCAGAGAGAAGTCAATCGAAGTCACGATGGAAATACCGGAGCCACCGTCAGAAATAGTCCCGCTATAGCTGTCAAACGGAGCATTGGAAGACGAAGCTGTAGGAGTGCCACCAGTCGAACCAGTTGTCCCTGCCTGAGTCATAGTCTTACCAACCATGTCAAAGGTAGCAGTAACCATTTGGTTAGGTGCAATAGACACGTTCATAGTAGAGACGGACATGCCAGTAAACAGACGGAACTGAGAGATGTCGTTAGCAGCATCTTCCATGGTGAAGAACTTGGGAGTGGTGCCAACCTTCAGGGTGTCAGTCGAGAAGCTGCTGAGGAATGCACTCTCAAAGAACTCATCAAAGTCACCCTTACGGAGGTCAACTTCAACAGAGCCACCAGCGGATTTGTTGCCGTGACGATCAACGCGGGGCATACGGTCTGCTTGGATTTCATTACCTTCAACACGGTCTTTGGTAAGGTCCAGAGAGTGAGTGTTAAAAGGAAGTGTTGCGAAAGTGGGGGTAGAGGGTGTGGTGCCGAATGCGGTCTCAGCGATGTAAGCCAGACTGGAGCGGCTACCCTGTGCGAATGCCATTAGTATTCTCCTTCAGAGGTATCGTAGGTTTCTGTTTTCTTAGTGCTAGGCTTGGACACAAGATCAGTGCTCAAGGTACTAGCAACAGTTTGGGGGACTTCATCGCCGACGAAGTATGTCTTGCCAGCGTAGGCAAAATTTTGTTTAGCTTTGTACATTGTACTTCCTTACTGCGAGTATATATACCAACCGATGTCCACAACGACTTCATACCAGTTGTCTACGGCTCTACCTTCGTTGCGTTCTGCATAGTCGATAGAAACAATGATTGTCTCAGTGTCGGAGTTGGTATAACTAATGTCTGTAGTAGCATCAAAAGCAGTAATGACTAGGTTAGCTAAATCATCAGCAGCACTGGGACCATTGCCTTCAGCTACATAACAGGAAACCCTGAAAATACCGTCATACCTCTTTTGTGGGTTGGGTCCACGGACAGCAGGTCTACGGGAAACAGGGACCATACGAGGAACTACAAAGGTTGTGTCAGTTGTTGGGCTGTAGTTGACGTTCTCATATGCAATCTCGGGTATGCCGGATACGTTGGAAAGCCTGACTTCAAGTGCAGAGCGTATGTTGTCATAAATAGCCATCAACCAAACTTCCTTCTGACTTTAGCAAACACCTTGTAACCACCACGAGACCAGTTCTCACCGTACTCTACATCTATTGCATGAGGTGATCTGTTGCGAAGAGTGATACGAGCGTTACCATCTTCCAGCATTTGCTCTAGGTTAAGCCGAGAGATGTCACTGTAGAGGTTGCTCTTAGCTGTGGATGCGAAGTCTTCTCTAGCTGCTGTACCTTGTGCAACACTAGCAGTCCTAACATCAGACCTCTTCATGCGACCACCACCAGCACCAGCAGGTACGATGGAAAATGATTCTACATAAGCACCTGTGTCTACCGGGGAGACAGAAACGGCATAGTTAGCAATGAACTCTAGTCTGTCCTCTAGTTGCTCAGAAGCTACTTGAGCTATACGGTCCTTAGTGGCTTGTAGTGTTACTTGCTTTGACATTATTCACGTACCTGACAGATGTAGCACACAAGAGTGTCAGCATGGTAAATCTTCTGCACAGAAATAACGCCTACAGTATCACCAAAACCTACCACCTTGTCACCAACATCAGGCTCAGGGATAGCAGAACCAGAGGTGTCAGTGGCAGGTAGGAGGGCCTTACGATCACCCATAATCACACTATCATTGTCTATCTCTGTCAGGTTATATTCCGACATGTAGCACTTAACGGTATAGTCTGTGTTGGTTGTTGAACCTACTGTACCAGTCGCAGGGTCATAGGCTCCGTGAGAAACCTGCCGGAGAATTACCGACTGGCCAAACTGAGTAATCAACGTCCTTGTAGCCATGCTCGTTAGAACAGCCATGCTCAGAAGTCCTCATAGCCGTAGTCTACACCATCATACGTAGGAGGGTTCCAGAAGCGGTCCCTACGGAACGTAGGCTTGACTCTGTTAGTGTTCTGTCGAGCAGCCTCAATACTGGTCTTAGTAATGCCACCAGCCTTGATACCCAAGCGACCACCAGCTTTAGTACCCTGATACTCAAGTTGGTCAGCCAAGCGGTTGTACTGTTGTGCAAGATCACTGTAGCTGGCCGAGAGTTGTCCATCTAGGTCTATATCAACCTGTCGAGAGTATTTACTAGCAACAGTCCTCGCCAACCAAGCAGCAGCAAAGTAGATGTTGTCACCAGTCTGACTCAGGGCAAAGGTTACCTCAGTGTCTTGTACTTGAGGGTCACCACTGTTGGTATCCCCAAGTAGAAATCGAGTAGCATTCAAGCGACCAGAGGCCGTATCAGTCCCGAGGTCTGTATCATCATAACTGAACGACACTGGCATCTCCTTTAGTGTTAGTCACCAATAATATGGTCTCGTAGGCGGTAGAAGTCTTCAGCGATCCAAGGATTGCGGTTAAGGAACCTACGGATCAAGCCACGTTGTTTGTCGTCAATCTTAGACTGTTTGCAACGCTTATTGTTATACTCTTGGCTAGAGGTTGTGCGATCCTTGACAATAGCATTGAGTTGTGTCACGAGGCTCTTAAGCTCTTCAGTGTTCATCTCGCTAAGGCGGTCACCAACCTTATTCTCTTTAGCCAATTCTGTGTTGTGGTAAATAAACCCTTGGGCATACAGACTAGCAACATCTTTAGTCTCTAGGTTCCGTTCTGCCCAGTTGAAGTGTTCACGCCTCTTCCAGTGTTTACCATCAGCACTGAACGGCATCTTAACGAACACTGGCCAATCGACTTGCCAACCAAGATAACGGGGGTGCATACCATCTCTAATGATAGCCATAAGTAATCTCCATAAGAATGTTAAACTGTTTAGGATGTATTGTTATTGGGGGTGCCCTAAGTATCCAAAGGACACCCCTGTAGTCTAGCTTAGGTTTAGCTGATTGCGCTGGAGATAAACCCGCCAAGGTCAGCGCCCGTGACTTTCATCTCGTAGGCCATCTTAACCTGAATGTGCTCTGCAACCTGCTGGCGCTTCAGTGCATCATCCGAGAAGGACTCAACAGTGATACCGAGGTTGCTTGCACCGGGGATGTTGTTCCAAGCAAAGGTCAGGCCAGAAGCAGGGGTCATCAGACCAGCCGAGCTAGGAGCATGAACCAGCAGAACATTGTTACCACCGATGAAGCTATTGCTCTCAGCAACACCCTCAAGAGAATCATTCTCGACCGCTTCCATCACGTAGAAGTTCTCGACCTCGAAGATTTCAGCCAGCTTGGCATTCGTAACCATCGCAGTGTTGGTAACAGTAGCACCACCGTTGAGACGATCCAGAATGTCAGGGTTGTTAATCAGGGCATCACGAACTTCTTTACCCACAACCATCGTATTCGGCTTGAAGCCACCGGACTTAAGCTGGATGGTACGGCTCAGGCGAGTAACGTCCTGAATAGGGGTGGAGTTAGTGTAGTCATCCCAGTTGGTGACCTCAGCCGCAGTATTGTTGTCTCCATCAGCAACACCAGCCCAGTCAGTACCCCAAACACCCGAGGTGAAGAAGGTTGTGGCGAACTGGTTCTCACGGTGGATCATCAGACGGTTCATCAGGGTGGTCGAACCAGCCGAACGAATGTCCAGAGCAGCATCTTCGTTAGCAAGCGTCTGCTCGTCAAAGTCCATGCCGAGGCCATACACATCAGCGAAGTACGAGTCATTCGAGATGCTCATGCCAATGCGGTTGACTTCAGTGCGAGGGGCCAGCTTTTGGACATCACCCTTGCGGTTCATGTTGTCACGGTCGTAGATGTAGTACTTGTCAGACTGACGCTCAACGCCAACCAACGGGAACACCTTGTCCGCGATGAAGTTTGTTTGTTCTTGCACGTATGCCAGCGTCAGGTTGGTGAGCGGCTGGTCAATATGCACTTGACTCGGAGTCAGAAGAGGCATATCAAATATCCTTTATATTAGCTGTTAAGCAGCAGCGTTGCCGCCATTGATGAGTTCGACTGCGATGATCTGGCCATCAGCACCATCTTCAAGAGCATAACCCAAGATGATGTCACCAGTTGCAGCAGTAATTGCGTCACCGTTGAGGTCCGAAGCAATGTCGTCACCAGCAGTAATAGAACCACCAGCTTCAACAATAGTCTTACCGGACACTACAACAGTAGCAGCACGACCAGCAGCAGCGGGTTCATTCAGCAGAACACCCACAGCAGCAGCACCATCACCGGCAACATCAACTTGACCGTCAGCAGCAAGAGCAACGAATTTGAATTGAGCAGCCGACAGATCACCGCCAGCCTCGAAAGTGCGTGTGTCACGCGATTGGAACACAGCCATAGTTAGTCTCCTTTACGAATGGCTTTGAGGACTTCACGGCCTTCATCTGTCTTAGCAACAGAAGCATAGGCTTTAGCATAGTCCGATTTTTTGAGGTTGTTGGCTTCCATATGAGCCTTGACGAGAGATTCCATCTTGTCGCTTGCAGTGGCGAACTCACCATCAACATCCGACTTGCCGAACTCTTCCATCTTATCCGCGAAAGCCTTGTCAGCAGCCTGAAGGGCTTCCATGAGAGCTTCCACTTCGTCCATCTTCTCAACAGCAGTCAAGAGACCCTTGGCCACCTCAACCGAGAAATGGGGAAGTTCTGCTTCAGCACGTTTGGTCAGAGCAGCATCAGCCTTTTCAATCTCTGCTTCCTCAAGTGCTTTCAGGATAGGTGCAGGCACATCAGCTTTATTGATCTGCTCACCACCGTATTCAATAAACTCCTCAGCAGCTTTCTTCTCGATGGTGTCTGCCTTGATGACAAAACCTTCGTCCAGAAGTGCCTTACGGAGCTTTTCGTTCTCAGCCTTCAGTGTCTGCACTTCATCAGCTTTTTTCATATCTTCGTTGCACATGGCTTTAGCTTTGTCGTAAGACATGCCTTTGTCCATGTACATTTTCATCTTGGACTTCATGCCGTCAGACATCTTATCCATTTCTTCCTTTTGACCATCGGTCATCTTGGTAAGTTCCTCAGACATTGTGTCTCCTTCGGAATTGTCACGCTTGAAAAGAGACACCGTCGCTTGTGCATTGGCGGGGCGATCCACCAGAGACAGTTCCTCTAGTTCAAGCTGTTTAAGTAGATTAGCCATTGTAATCTTCCTTTACTGCGCGGCCACCAATGCTAAAAGCGGCCAGTTCTCCAGATTTGACCTTGGACCAAACATCATCGTCGTATACCTTAAACGCGACAATCCATCCTTCACGGTCACTCTGTATGCCAAGGGAGTCACCAATCTCTTTGGTGATGGGCATGGAGTGAACTACCACACCGATCTGACCTCCGTTGTGCATTTGCTTGCCAACCCGGACGTGCTCCATGAACTTATTCACAGCTTTCACGAGCGTCTCAGGTTCAATGACATCTCCTTGACGATCTACAACAGGCTCACCCTTTTCGGTGACTACAGAGGCCCAGCCCCATACCATCCGTTGCTCTTCGTCAGTCTTTAGAATCTTACCAGTAATATCTGCTTGGTTGTCGGCTTTACGAAGAGTGTCCAGCTTATGACCAACCATCTGGCCAGTGGGCTTACCTTCGTCATCAACAATCTCAATACGAGCAGCAGGTTCATCTTTTGTTCCGGTGACCTTCACGGGAATATCGGGAACTGTCCCATCACGAACGATCTGACGAACAATACCACGAGCAGTGCCACCAGAAGAGTTCCACGAAACCCGATCACCAGTGCTAACCTTAGTAACTTCACTAACAGTCATGTCTTCTTCCCACATGCGGCAGGACCAGTAACGGGCCGATGTTTTGTCTGTTGCAGTGTCGCAGTTGTGACGAGCGCGAAAATTGCTACGGGCATCAGGGTCATCACGTCTAATCTCCATATCAGGTGAACCAAAGGTCACTTTTTTAGTCTTATCGCCATCCTTGACGTAGACCCCAAACTTCTTGCTTGAGCCGCTAGGAAGACGGAAAGGTTTGTTGAGGGTAACTTCTCGACCTTGGTAGTCAGCCTTCTGCATGATCTCAGCCACTACAGCCCTGAGAGCCTCTGTGCTGTCCATACGCTGCTCTTCCGGTTCTTCCGCATACTCACCACCCGCCATGCCACTGTAGTGCTCTAGGTAGGCTCTGTGGTCCTCTCCGGGCATATACACAGCTTGACCATCATACTCATGCACATGGATGCTACCACCAAGCCCAAGGTCCATACTACGGGCACGGGCTTCCATCTCTGTGGTGAAGATGTCGTTAGCGTAACGAGCCTTCTTAATTGCACTGTAGGCAGAAGCCATAATGTTAATCCTTTACTAGAACAGCCTCAACAAAGATAGAGACTTCGTTAGTTGTAGCAGCAGATTTTGCCCTAAACGAGAAATCAGTCTTTTCACCCACTCGGAAGGGTATCTGACGGTCGTAGGAAACCTGAGAGGCGTTAAATGAAGCTTCTGCTACGTTGTACTCTACCCCCGATGGGAATTGGAGGTTGTTGCGTATGAAAATAGTCTTGTTAGTATCTACAGTACCACAATTCACATCAATACGACATATATGCAGAGAGTAACCAGCGGGTACAGTATAAAAACAACCTTGTTGAACACCAATTCCTGCTTCAATGTATCCGTAGGTCGTCCCGCCATTACTGATAGTCACATCACCAGTGAGGTTTGGGGTGGCAACTACAGCAGCACTATTAATACGGAGGAAAGATTGTGTAGTCGTAACTGTGGTGAGGCCATTCAACGTAACTACTTCAGAGGTACGATTGTAGTCAGCATCAAGACCATCAATGCGAACTTGTCCTGTGTCTGCCTCATCAGAACTCACCACATCCATCTGGACTGCACTGGCCGGATACTGATAAACACCACCACCATCATTGAACACAGTCTCGTAGGTAGTGCCTATGTCACGGTTAAACCCAAAGATGTTCAGAGGCTCTACTTCACCGATAAGACCACGAGAGATTGCAAGCCCAGAGTCCCGGAAGTCTAATCTGGCCCAACTAGGCATTAGAAGTTACCTTGGGTAGCAGTCCCACGGTCACCCGGTAGGTCAGCCACTCCCATTCGACGGGCACTCTCTAGGTCTGCCTCATACTGTTCTCTGTCCAGAAGGGGGAGTTCAGCGTTATCCAACAGCGCATCAACAATATCAGGCTGAGACGCAAGGTTAATGTCAGCACCATTGAGGTTACGCAGGTAAGACCCAAGCTCACGGAGATCATGCGGTGCAACATCACCAGCAACAATCTTAGGCATCAGATCATAGTCAAGGCCATTCAAGTCCCAGAGGCGTTCCACAAGCTGCTTATTCAGCACATCAACAATAGTCTGGATATACGACTCAAGGGCACGTAGGAAAAGGTCAGTCTTGCTCTTAGAGAGTGCGTAAGACCCGCCTGAGCTACCCAGCATAAGGAACTCAGAGAGGACACTACGGGCAATGTCATGCTGGTAACGTCTCACGATGGGATCAATATCAATGTTACGGTTACCCTGAGATGACATAAGCTCTACATCAACCATACGAGTGTTAGTAGGCTCACCGTCCTTACCGGGGTAAGTATCGCTAGGGACAATAATGTAACCCTGCTCATTGAACTTAACATCACGAAGGATGCTCTGGAGTTCCCGAACAAACTGACGCTGGTGTACAGTAGCATCAGCAGAGAGGTACTCAGCAGGAACACGAGCCATAGGAATACCAGCTAGTTCCCGTTCTACAGCAATAGCCTCAATGGATTGGAGGTTGTTGAGATACTCATAGGAGGTGTAAGCATTACGAATGATGGGTCTACCAGCAGGATCGTTGTTGATGCTAGTGGTGCGGTAGTACAGGCTCTTACGGCTAGGGATGTAGTGCTTTTGGTTGCCATAGGAGCCTTCTTGGTGCATACCAAGAATCTCACCAGTCTTCTTGTCTACCTCAAAGCGAGAGACAGTCCAAGGGGCACGAGAAGCAATCTTACGAACACCAATACGGCCATCAGAGAACTTAGAGCGTTTCTTAGGGTTCTGAGTGTCCTTACCATCACGACGCTTGTAAACTACCTCAAACCAGCTAAACCCGTAGGATAGAAATGACAGGCTCTCAGAGATGTGGTCATCAAGAGTGTGCTCCATGTCCTCCAAGACACTCTTTACGAAGTCAGCCTCACGCTTGGCAGCTTCAGAGTCGTCCACAGCCTCAACCTTCAGGTCAACGTCACGGAGAATCTGCTCAACAGCATACATGACAGCACCAATAGTACTATCGTTCTCCCGCATCTCCCTGTATTTCTTAATAGCACGTTTGCCACGAAGCTCAGGAAGGAACTCATCACTGCGAATCTGCCCATTACGAGTGTTTTCACCAGCAACCCCGAGAATTTGCTTTGCTTCTGTTTCTGAGAGTTGCTTAGCCATTGCTATCGTAATCCTTTAGCATCACTGTAGACAAGTTGTAGTTTGGGTTTCTGGTAGCTGCCTAGCATAAGGTCTGTAAGTGCCCACACAAGGGCGTCTAAGCGGTCAGGAGAGCCTATGCTACCGAGAGGTTCCCATGTACGCATTTGGGTTTCGAGTTCGTTGAGGTTGTACCCATCTTCAGGGTTTCTTACGTGATAGACAAGGCCACGTTCGTATAATGCAGAAATAGGTTCAGCCCGAGCGAACTTACCTCGGGACGCATGGACAAGTTTAATAGGAACAGTTTCATCTTCTACCTCAATAGTCCTACGCACCATGTCACCACCTTGGTTACGTTCAGCAACAATTCTGTCAGCTTGGTGGTAGTGGTAAAGCTCAATAGCCTTGGAAGCCCAACCTTGAGGACTAAGCCTAGCAGTGTAATCACCTAAGACATAACCCTTGCCGTTGACATCAATGCCAGCAACAACAATACCAGTCATGTCAGACTCAGCGTTAGAAGTAATGGCAGGGTCTAGGGAGACTACAATACGATTTAGTTGGGGGAGGTCTTCTCTACTGACTTGAGCATCATCAAGCATCTGAGTGGTCCATAGAGCGCCTTCGGCTTCTTCCATGACCTCTGCGTAGAGTTCTTGTCTACCGAGCCTAGTGCCCTCGTATTGGGACTTAACAGCTTCTAGGTAGGTGCTAGCAAGGTTGTTCTTGTTGTCGAACGTAGACCCCGTAGTTACGTATGTCTTAGGGTCTTTAAGCAGCTTGCGGACTAGTTTAGTGGGTTTCGGTGTGGTGGTAATACAAACTCGGGGGTGCTTGCCTAGACGGAGACAGAACTGGAGCATGTTCCAAGTGTCTTCATCCTTGTTCCAAGCAGCAACCTCATCACCCCAAGCGGCAGAGAACTGTGGACCACGAAGACGCTCAGGTTCCTCTGCACTGTAGAACTCTACTCTAGCAATCTCTCTCTTGGAGTGATCCCCATCAAGATGCCATGTAAGGGTTCTCTTAGTAGGAGACCACAGAGGGTAGCCAATAGTACGGCCCTTGTGATCCTTATCACCCTTCCAGCAGAGGCTAAGGAAACCACTCTCGCCCTTAACCATAACCCGTTCAATATCTGAGTTGGTTGCAGCTACAGCAGCTATTCTCTTGTGACCCTGCTTAACCTGTTCTCGTACCCATTGAACACCAGACCAAGTTTTACCGAAACCACGACCAGCATTGATGAACCAGACATTCCAGTCGCCTTCAGGTTCGAGTTGGTCATCTCTGGCAAGGAACTCATAAGAGAACCGTAGTTCTTCAGCTTGTTGTGGGGTGAGTTGCTCTAAGGCTGCTTTAACTTCTTCGCTTGGGAGTGTCCTGAGATAGTCAGCCGTTAGTCTCATTGTCGGGGGTGTCCTTACCTAGGAGGCTCATAAGGGCGTCAACAGCACTCTCAGCCTCTTCTTCTTCAGTACCAACCTCACGGGTTTCTTCGATGGTCTTAGGTGTCCAACCACCCTTAGTACGAAGGTAGAACTCTTGAGACTTGTAGGTAGAAGGCTCAGAGGCGTCACCCAACAGTGCTTGTTCAACAACCCTAGAGCCAATGTCCTTAGTGATCTTACTACGGGCACCATACCAGTCTTCACCGTAGTACTTCATAAAGGTGGCTCTAGTCGATGGAGCATCAGCATACTTCTGGATCATGCTAAGAATCTCTTTCTCAGTCACATGAGGTGCATACTCACGGACCAACTTAGCAATCTCACTATTGTAGTTAAGCTGATTAGGGTGCTTCATCTCTAGGGTCTCTCTTTGAGGGGGTTTCTCCACCTAGTCTGCAAACCTTCAGGCTGTAGGAAGCTCACTGAGGCGAGTCTTAGGTGGAGAATCTCTAGGTATGACTATAAGAGCCACAACCATAATAGGATTATATGTCTTGGGAGGGTAGCGCAGCTACTATAGTGATGACTATAGAAATGATATTCATCATCAACAACCAACTATAGAGGGTAGCGCATATGAGCCTACTCTAGAGTCTCACTATAGTGTTACGTAAGCAGGAAGACTTATCGTGCATAATATTCTGTATGGTTGATGCACTTAAGTGTCTGACTCTAGAGTCTCACTATAGTGTCTTACTAGAGTGTATGTTTTCTTAACAGTGATTATACATACTCAAGGTGTGACTCTAGAGAGGGACTCTAGTGTACTGTCCCCCTATAGTATTATAAGTACTTTTTCACGATAAATATTCCACTCTGTAACAATTTGTGAACACCTTTTTGATAAGTCATTGGAAAACAACGAAAGAAAGTTTACCCCTGTTGTAACATTCTGTAACAAAAAGTGATCACTTTAGGCCCCTTCTGCGACACTTTGCCCTACCTCCTTCTCTGGAAGTGCCTTGTGGGATTTCTTTTGTTTTGGATTCTCTCGGGGCCAAGTCGCTGTGCAAATTCTTTTGTTTTGGATTCTCTCGGGGCTACCCAGCCACCAAAATGTCACACCTCATGATTCTAGGGTCCCATCCTTTGTCAACCCCCTTGACACCGATTCTCACGGCAATGTGATGTATGTTACAGAAACTCTAGTCTTGACAGGCAAACGAATCACTACCGAATCAC